TAAGTTGACAAATGTCGGTGCGGCTTTTGCAAGCTCCCCCGGATCGCGTAGCATCATATACACGCGGTTAGGCTCTAATGACGGGTCGTCAATCTCAGACCCAAGATATGGATTAACCACCGCCTTCGAAAAATTCACACGTGCTACATGCAGACGCCCGTCCACATCGGTTGATCGCAGAGATTTATCGAATGCTATATTCATGGGGACGGATAATATCATAGATTGCTACTATACCGCAACATTAGGCACAATTGCTCGACATGTGCATCGACAGTTAATCTCTTGACCGGGCTGGATGTACTCACCCTCCACCAGGAGGCCTTTGCTTAACTCGTATACTTTGCCGTTGGCGGCCACATGAGAGGGACGCGGGGTTTTACCCGCGTGGCTATGGTGCCACACTGCTTGAGTAACCCCAAGGTCTAACAGGCTATCCCGGTGGATGACGGCTGTTGCCTTACGATTCTGGTCCCGCGCTATAAGGGCCGCTCGTTTTTTGGTTAACCCGTACTCTTCACGTAGTGACGTTGCCAGCGTCTTGAGATCGCCTCCGCTGGACACTGCGCGCATTACGTCCCCCTCGACCTTTGCCAAGAATTGTTGCGGTATGCTCTTTATAAGGCTGACATTCTCCGCTATTACGGCTTCGTAGGTATCTCGGATACGCGCAGTATCCTTAAATTGCACACTAATGCCTGCAACTGACATAGCGTCCTTGAGGGATGCCCGAGCGTGTGCAAAATTACGACGAGCAAATCTGTTGGCAATAGCTTCCGCCGTTTTACCGAACCGGGCCACCCAACGCTCTTGGAGCACCTGTATGGTCACATTGAGTTTTCGAGCGGGGGAGACATAGGCGTCCAGCGCCAAGGTCGGGTACTTGCGCCATTCCGCCTGCACCCAATAGGCCACACTGGCGGCCATTTCGTTTATGAGTGCGTCCAACTCCAGTTTGTACGCCATCCCCACCCCGATATTGGGGCGGACAGCGCGTATCTCAGTAGGTTTCATCGGCATCTGGTGTTTCCGGTATGTCTTCCACGGCAATGCTGGTATATCCGCTGAGTGGGTCGGATGCTAAACGAGCGCGTTCTTCTTCCTGAGATACTACCCCCGCAGCAATGTATATTTGACCTGTTTCTGCATCGGTCTTGCGTATTACTGCTGCTTCGGTTTCATCCGCGCTATCCAACGGTTCGAAACGTATACAGATGCTGTCGTCGATTACTCCGAATAGGTGTAGTTGTACTATATCTAAAACACGTTTTAGCGGGCGAAGAAACATGTCATTTTGCATGGCTGCAATGTGATCATAAAATACTTTGATTTCGCCCTCGCTACTAGCATTGAGGCCACTTGGAGTTATGCCCAGGAGTTTAACCAATGGTATGTGAGATGGGGCTGCCATCTGTTCCTGCGCCTGCGCCTGTAACGCCTCTAGGCCCGAGAGCGGGGTATTCACTTGGAAAAACTCTTCTGTTTCTTTGTCTATCAGCATCAAACCGCGGTTGTCTCGCATCTGATTGAACATGCGAGCGCGACTTATCATCCCTTCATTGCCTCCGTTAGGCCCCAGCAGCGTGCTGAGGTCGGTCTTGAGGCCGCTGACGCTGAAACTGTGCAACATGTCTGACACCGACTGCCGAGTACGCAACCAGTTCTGCACGTAAGGTTCCGCTAATTGGCTCAAGCTGAGACCACTGAAGTTATATGACGGCTTGAGCATATCTGGGACTGGACGAGACACGAACTGCAACAGCCTAGTAGAGTGCATCTGCTTGCCTAGTACCCACCATGCTGTTGGCACGTAAAAATCCGAGTCAAGGGGGTTTACCGCGTTATACGTATAAGGACTTGTCCATATGGGCTCGACATTCACCAACGCTTTGAGGCTGCCCTGTTTGATTGTTTGCTTAGCTACCACAAGGGGTAGCTTTAGCTGCTCATCATTGGCGCCTTTGATATCGACGGCGATAACTCCGCGCCCGAAGAAGCCATCGTGTTTAGCAGCCAATAAGAACTTATCACGAACCTGAAAGAATTTGAACGCCGCTTCAATTTCTTCTATTTTACCTGATACGTCCCCATCACCGTGGGATTCGAAACAAATCCATTTGCGGCACATCTCTTGCGCTGTGGTCTCAGCCATGGCTCTGTACTCAGACACTTGCGCCAGTTCGCTCAGAACCTGAAACCCTGGAAATCGATGCTGCGAGTACTGCATAGTGGAGTTAAGCCATTCCAGGTTGCTACCGATAGCGCTGTCCATGGCGATTTGATGCGGGTTTTCACGTGCTGCTGCGGGTATAACTCCCGGCGGAGGAACGTATCTCTCGTGCGCGTACTGCCTAGCTGGGGGTACATCAGGGTACAGGACGCCATCAGGGTACAGGACACGTGGTGCTTCAACGGGTGGAGGCGCTGTAACTGGAGCCGGGGCGTCGATACGAAACAAACGGGCTAAAAGATTCATAGTTGGCTTAATGCCTCATCGGAAATAAAAAATGCCCGACGACGTGGATATAAATCACGTAGGGCTTGTGTGGTGGCATCTACTTGGTCATCGTGGCTGGATGCCGGGAACATGGTTAACTCATCTACATACTGTTTAATCCATGGCGCTAGCGCTGGGTCCGGCAAGTATACATTGCGCCCCTCCCATATATCCGCTACTGCGTAAGCACGAGCAAGTTTAGAACCGTCAGGCTCGACCGCTATCATACCATGTATCTCCGTGCGAAGCGAGTCAAGAATAGCCGGTCCGTTAGCTTTGTCCTCTACGAGTTTGCGTTGAGCCTGCGGCCATGCGGCTGACAGAGCTTTTACTGCGGCTTTACTGCGCGTAAATGTCATACGATCTCGGGTTTGCGCCAGTAGGTATGCATTGGCCCCTATCTTACCCCAGACTTGCCCTACCACGTAGTCCGACCCATCCGTGTCTTTAAATGTCATGTCCCACGATTGTATTACCTTGTCAAATCGTTCAGGGACAACTCGATAGTACTGCACACATGAGTCTGAGAATACATTGCCGCCGATTGGCTTGGGGGATTGCTGATACATGGCGGACCAAAAGTACTCAGACATCGTAGCTTTTATTTCCTCCAGTTGAGACATAGGATGCAACGCCGGGACTAACGCCCCCTCTGGGAGGTCGGTAGTGTAGTGGTGCTCTCCCGGCACATTGATGGCTGGGAACCGTAGTGTAGTAAGACGGGGGTCCCCGTGGTGCTGGTCCATCACACGCCCGGATAGATCGTCCAACGCCCACGACGTGGCCATAATGATCTGTCCGCTACGTTTACTAAGACGAGTCAGGAACGTACTGGTGTACCAGTTCCATACGCTATTCTTGACGGTATCTGATAGTGCTTCGGCAGCGTTTTTTATTGGATCATCGATGATCCCGATGTCAATGGCTTTACCAGTAAGTGGGCCTCCTACCCCCACACTGAGGTATGACCCAACATGACCCGGAACGCCAAAACGGTGCCCGGTGGCCTTAACTTTGGTCTCTTTGGATGACAGGTTGGTGCCCGGGAATAGCTTAAGGTACTCGTCACGACGCATAATGGCTTGCACGTCAGTGCACATGTCCCCCGCAAGGTCTGATCCATAGGACGCCCCCGCCAGTCTCAATGATGGGTTACGCCCTAATAGGTATGCAGGTAAGTACCTCGACACAATGGTGCTCTTACCATGTTGAGGCGGGGCTTGTAGGATCAATACTGGACGCAAGCCCTCTCCAACATCGAGCAAGAACTGATCCAACGCGGACGCTACTCGATCCACGAAGGGGGATGGGATGAACTCGTCTCCGTATGTGTACGCGAGGAACTGGCGCAAAGACACACGGGCGCGCCTACGAGCCAGCATCTCCGCAGCCGCAGCCACTACCAAATCAGTCATGGCGGGCGGCGATGATAGCAGCTAGCTGCTCATCTGTAAGAGCGGTCATGTCCACGCTGGTGGTAGTGTGGGCATTGATGTCCAATTTGTCGGTAAGCAGCCCTAGTGAGCGGGCCAATGTCTGTAATGCGGAGTCCTGGTTCCGAAAAATAACTTCCGGCGCAGACCCCTGCTTGCCGGGTTTGAGACCTCCATAGAGCTTACGCGCTCCATATGACAGGTAACGCGTGTCTTTGATGTAAACATCGGACTTACCTTCACCTCCGCACTGTGGGCACTCGGGGTTTGGTCTGCGCAAATGGTCGTACCCATACCCACCTTTAGCGAGTGGAGCATCCTTCTGTGCGTCCATAGCTTTGGCTGCGGCCTCCACCCACTCATCTTCCGTCCTCCATTGGTAACTGTGGCCGAGACCGTAGCAATGCCTACAGGACAGGCGACGATGTTCTACGATCTCATTGGGGTCTGCGCTGGCTAACGCCGCCAAATCGGTGAGTACCGCCACGGGGTCTCGCACGTACTTACTTATACGATCCCGCTCTAGCCGTGTGATGGCGTCCGCCACCGCGGGTATGGCTCTTACTGCCGCGGCCAGCACGTCTATTTCCGCTACGGTGGCTCCGACGGGGTCATAATGCAGACGATACGCGGCGGCCATTGGCACACCGTTGGCGACGGCGGTCGCGTATGCCAACTGTTGTTCGTTCATTTTTTTAGAGACCCAGCTTCGGATAATGGTTGACATCATATCACAGGTGTGGTGACGAAGCCATTGTTGGCTCTACCCAGAAGTACCATTGTGGATAACTTCGTGGGTAGAGAGCTTGGGTAGAACCGCTAATCCGCTACTATGGCCGTCTTATCCTACTTATACACATACTACC